ATAGCGAAGACGGCCCGGACATGAGCGACGTGCTCGCCCTGGCCAGCAAGATGGCTTCGCTGCCATCCCGGACCAAGACCATGAAGGAGTTGGCCGAGACGCTGAAGACGCTGGTTCTGTTGGAGCGCCAAGCCTATGACCTCGATGCCAAAGTAGGTGGAGAGGATTCCGATGAACTATCCAAACTAATGGACGAACTATCGAAGGAAGCCTGACATGAAGCCCGAGCACATGAAGCTGCTCCGGGATAAGAGATGGCGCCTGAACAACCTGTACTTCATCACGGACAAGCAGGGCAAAAAGGTCCGCTTCCGGATGACGGATGAGCAGATCGAGTACTTCGATGGCCTGCATACGCGGAACATCATCCTCAAGGCTCGCCAGCTCGGCTTCACGACTGAGTGCTGCATCATCCAACTGGATGCGGCTCTGTTCGAGTCTGCCAAGTGCGCGCTAATTGCCCACACCCTGAATGACGCAAAGCGCCTGTTCCGCGAGAAGGTCAAATACGCCTACGACAACCTTCCTGCCGAGATCAGATCAGCCAATCCGGCTCATAATGACGCGGCCGGCGAACTGGTGTTCAGCAAAGGCGGCTCGATCTACGTTTCCACGTCCTTCCGGGGCGGCACGCTGCGCTACTTGCACGTGTCCGAGTTCGGGAAGATCTGCGCCAAGTTCCCGCACAAGGCCCGCGAGATCGTCACTGGCGCCTTCGAGGCTGTGGCCACCGACTGCTTTGTCACGATCGAGTCGACGGCAGAGGGACGGGCTGGTTACTTCTTTGACTACTCGCAGAGCGCCGAGAAGCAAAAGATGTCCGGCGTGCCCCTGGGCCAGCTGGACTGGAAATTCTTCTTCTTCGCCTGGTGGAAGAACAAAGACTACCGCCTTGACCATGATGGAGTGGTCATCCCGCAGCGCCTGACCGACTACTTCAATGAGTTGGCAGCCAAGCACGGGATCGTCACGAATGACGGCCAGCGCGCCTGGTACGCAGCCAAGGAGAAATCCCTCGGCGACGACATGAAGCGGGAATACCCGTCATTGCCGGTCGAGGCCTTCCAGCAGTCGGTCGAAGGCGCCTACTACGCCAAACAGTTCGCCAAGCTCTATGCCGGAAAGCGCGTCGGCACGATCCCGAACAACGATCATCTTCCAGTACACACGTTCTGGGACATCGGTGTGGGCGACTCGACGGCAATCTGGTTCGTTCGGATCGTCGGCGACGAATACCACATCGTCGATTTCTACGAGAACAGCGGCGAAGGCTTGCGGCACTACATGAAGGTGCTGAAAGACAAGGGCTACAACTACGGCGAGCACTGGGGACCGCACGACATTGATAACCGCGAGTTCGGTAGCGATGGCAAAACACGTCGTGAACTGGCTCGCGAGGGCTACGAGATCGATGGCGCCAAATACAGCATCAAATTCAGCGTTGTGCCGAAACTCGGCATCGACGAAGGCATTGAGCAGGCCCGGGAAATCCTGGCTCGCTGCGCCTTCGACGACTCCAAGTGCGAGAAGGGTGTTTCAGCCCTTGAGAACTATCGCAAGGAGTGGGACGACAAGCGCGGCTGCTGGAAGGACAAGCCACTTCATGATTGGTCATCCCACGCCGCCGATGCCTTCCGTTACTTCGCTGTGGCCAAAGGCCGCCGTAAACGCACCGCCACCAGTGAACCTCTGAGAATGTGAATATGAGTGATGACCCGAGCAAGACGCTGCCTGTCGTTGACGACATGCGACAAGACTGGGCCATCGTTGACGCTCTCATGGGTGGAACGAGGGCCATGCGCAAGTCCGGCAAGAAGTTTCTGCCGCAGTGGCCGAAGGAAGAGGACAGCGCTTACAACGCCCGACTGAATACCTCAACCCTGCTGCCGGCCTTGAGCGAGACCGTGCAGAACATGACTGGGCGCGTCTTCGCTGACCCGATCACGCTCACCGATGATGTGCCGGACCAGATCAAGGAGATGGCTGAGGACTTCGACCTTCAGGGCAACAACCTGCAGGTGTGGGCTCAGTCGCTCTTCAGTGGTGGGCTATCACATGGGCTCTACCATGTTTTGGTTGACCATCCGAAGTCCGAGGGCATCAAGACCAAGGCCGAAGAGAAATCAGCCGGCGTCCGCCCTTACGCAGTGATGATCAAGCCAGGGCAGGTTCTCGGTTGGCGGTCTATGAATAGGGGCGGGGAACAGCTTCTGACGCAGTTCCGTTACATGGAATGCGTAGAGGTCGAAGACGGTGCTTTTGGCACCAAGAGCGTCGACCAGATCCGAGTTCTTGTACCGGGTGGCTGGGCAACCTACCGCGAGGTTGAGGACGGCAAGGGCCAAAAGACCTGGCAGAAGGACGACGAGGGCCTTACCAGTCTCACCGTCATTCCGCTGACAACGCTATACACCAAGCGCACCGGATTTCTCACCGCGACACCGCCACTCCTTGAGCTGGCGAACATGAACATCAAGCATTGGCAGTCTCAAAGCGATCAGGACAACATCCTGCACATCGCTCGGGTGCCGATGCTGGCCGTGATCGGCCTCGACGAAGGGGAACCGATCACTGTCGGCGCCGGCTCAGCTACTCGGTTGCCGAAAGACTGCGACATGAAGTGGGTCGAGCACACAGGCAAGGCGATTGAAGCCGGTCGCCAGTCACTGCTGGACTTGGTCGAGGACATGCGCCTCGCGGGGGCAAAGCTGCTCCAGAAGGAAAAACAGACCGTCAAAACAGCCTCCCAGTCCGAGGAAGAGGCGGCTCAGGAGATGAGCCCGCTCCAGACCATGGCCGGGCAGCTTGAAGATGCTCTTGACCAGGTCCTTCACTTCTTCGCGCTTTGGATGAAGATCGACGACGGTGGACACGTCAAGGTCAAGGGTAACTTCGATGTCGACTTCAGTCCTGAGACGACCATGCCGTTTCTACTGAGCCTCAACAAGGCCCGAATCTTGTCCGACGAAAGCCTGTTTCACGAGGTTCAACGGCGTGGCTTGCTCAGTGACGAACTCGACTGGGAGGACGAAAAGGAAAAGGTCGCCCTCCAGCCGAAACCTGAACCAGCTCAACCAGTTCAGCAGTAACCGAACACCGAATACAGCCCTGGCATCTGCCGGGGTTTTTTTATGGGCGCGATTCCGGATGGATAGCGCCGCGCCGGGCCGGATGGCTCAACAAATGGGCGGATGCCCGGAGATGCATCAATGAAACTGAAATTGGATGACCAAGGCCACGCAGTACTGCAAGACGGCAAGCCAGTGTACGTGTACGACGATGGCAAGGAGGTCGCATTCGACGCTCCTGGCACCGTGAACACGATCACCCGACTGAACGCTGAAGCCAAGACCCACCGTGAAGGCAAGGAGGCTGCTGAGACGGCCTTAAAAGCGTTCGATGGCATCTCGGATGGTGCTGCCGCCAAACACGCCTTAGAAGTCGTTTCCAAGCTCGATCAGAAAAAGCTGGTGGATGCCGGCGAGATCGACAAGGTGCGGGAAGAAATCAGCAAGGGCTACAAGGCCCAGCTGGATGAAGCCAACACCAAGACCTCGACTTTCGAAAAGCAGCTCTACGAAGAAAAGATCGGCGGTGCATTCAGCCGTTCCAAGTACATCGGCGAAAAGCTGGCAATTCCCGCAGACCTGGTCCAGTCCAAATTCGGCGCCGCCTTCAAAGTCGAGGATGGCAAAACCATCGCCTACGACCAGCACGGCCAGAAGATTTACAGCCGCACGCGTCCAGGCGAAATCGCTGACTTCGATGAAGCAATCGAAACCCTTGTTGAGCAATACCCGCACCGCGATCACATCCTCAAAGGTTCCGGGGCCAATGGCTCGGGCGCACCTAACGGCGGTGGCAATGGCGGTAACGGCAAAAAATCCCTCTCTCGCTCTCAGTTCGATGCACTTGACCCAATGGGCAAGCATGCACACGTCTCTGCGGGCGGCGAAGTTACCGACTGATCCTAGGAGCAATCCATGAGCAACACTCTCACCGGCCTTACCACCACGATCTACAACGCACTGGACGTCGTGTCGCGCGAACTGGTCGGGTTCATCCCTGCCGTGTCGTCCGACATGACCTACGATCGTGCGGCTGTCGGTCAGACCGTCACCTCGCCTGTGGCGCCGGCTGCAACTGCATCCGACATCACTCCGGCCGTGACCCCGCCGAACGACGGCGACCAAACTATCGGCTCCGTGTCGATGACCATTACCAAGGCTCGCCGGGTTCCGGTGCGTTGGAACGGTGAAGAGAAGCGCGGTCTGGACAACAACGGCGCGTCGTACAACGTCATCCTGCGCGACCAGCTCGCCCAAGGCATGCGCGCCCTGGTCAACGAAGTCGAATCCGACATCGCCAGCCTCTTCACCAAGGCCTCTCGTGCCTACGGTGCTGCTGGCACCGTACCGTTCACCACCAACCTGGCAGAAGCAGCGCAGATGCGCAAAATCCTGTCGGATAACGGCGCTCCGATGAGCGACCTGCAAATGGTGCTGGACACCACTGCCGGCGCGAGCATGCGCACCCTGGGCCAACTGACCAAGGCGAACGAGGCGGCTGACACCAGCTTGCTGCGTCGTGGCGTGCTGCTCGATGTGCACGGTTTCGCGATCCGCGAATCGGCCCAGGTCAAAACCCCAGTTGTCGGTACCGGCGCCGCAGGCACCACCAACGCAACCGGTTATGCGGTTGGCTTGACTGTCATCACCCTGGCCTCGGCCGGTACCGGTTCCATCCTGGCTGGTGACGTGATCACTTTCGCTGGCGACACCAACAAGTATGTCGTTGCCTCGGGTGATGCTGACGTTTCCAACGGCGGCACCATCACGCTGGCTGCACCTGGGTTGCGCAAGGCGATCCCTGCCGCTGCGACCCTGATCACCGTGATCGCCGCCACCACCCGCAACATGGCGTTTGCCCGCTCGGCCCTGGCTGTTGCCACCCGCGCACCGGCACTGCCAGAAGGTGGTGACAGCGCGTCCGACCGCATGATCATCACCGACCCTATCAGCGGCCTCTCGTTCGAGATCTCGCTGTACAAACAATACCGCCAGATCCAGTACGAAATCGCGCTGGCTTGGGGTGTTGCAGCGGTCAAAACCGAGCACATGGCTCTGATGCTCGGCTAATCGGCTTGCCCGGGGCTTCGGCCCCGGCATTCCAATCAAGAGGAAACACGCATGCCAGTTATCCAGGTACAACCGTGGGGCGAGGGTCAGGGCGATTACGTTCTGATCGAAGACTACGACTTCAACCCAGATTTCCATAAGTTGCTCGGCGAATCCTCGTCTGGCAGCGATGACAAGGCCAAGCTGACCGCCGCTGAACTCAAGGCCAAGCTGACCGCGCTGAATATCGAGTTCAAGGGCAACGCTTCGCGTGATGTGCTGCAAGAGCTGCTCGACCAAGCTGAGACCGATGCCAAGGTTACCGAACTCAAAGCCGCACTGGCCGAGAAAGGCATCGACTTCGAAGAAGCTGCCGACCAGGCCGCACTGCAAGCCTTGCTTGATACTGCCGAGTAACACGCCAAGCCGGCAACAACGATAGCAGGAGCCGAACATGCTTACTGATCAGCAAAAGTCGGACGCCCGTCGCTATGCCGGTTACCCGATGCAGGGCGACATCACACTCGATGACCGTCGTGATACGGCATGGGGTTGGGTGGCGCCGATGATTTGGCAAACGCTGAATCATCGGCTTGAAAGCCTGCGGCCAGAGGAAGAGGTCACCATGACCTCGTTCCTGACCAAGATCTCTGGCCTTGAGGCAGACGTTTTGTCCTCCACCGAGAACCTCGATACGGACCAAGCTGCGGTCTGGGTGCACAACAAGGACGAAGTTCGCGACCGCATGAACCTCTACCGGATATGGCGCCGCGAACTATGTGGTTTCCTCGGCGTTCCGCCAGGTCCTTCACTCGGCTCGGGCGGCATCAGCCTGGCAAGGGGCTGACATGGACGGAGCAAAGCTTCAGTCAAAGATCTACATCGGCTACGGAAAGGCTGCCAAGCGCATTGGCTTCGACTACCAGCAGTTTCGCGCCACCAGCACCAGTAATCCGCTGTCGACGACTGCTTTACAGACGCTGCCGGTGTCGTTCACCACGAACTTCAGGTACTCCGCTCCGAACAAGTATGGCAAGGCCGATTGGCTGGGCCTGTTCGATGCGCGCCAGTTCGCCGTCGGCGACTTCCTCGTCGGCCGGCAGGGTACGTTCTTCATTGCTGCGATGCAGGACACGCTGCCGATTCTTTGCGTGCAGACCAATCGAACTGTTGACGTGCTGCGTGTCGGCATGGATGCGGGTGTCGGCCTCGGCGGCTGGGCGGGTGGCGTGCGCGCCGATGAGGTGCCTATCATGCAGGGCTGGCCCGCCAGCATCTTGCAGGGTACCAAAGGGGAAACCAACGAGGCGAAGTTGCCGCAGGACGTCAAAACCCCGTGGTGGTCAATCCTTCTTCCGGCCTATCCGGGCATTGTGTTTCGCACCAGCGACCTCATCCGCGACGACCTTGACCGTAAATACGTGATCTCAAGCGCTGAACTGACCGACATGGGCTGGCGCATCACCGCAATGCAAGCGCAGGTGTGATATGGCTAGCCTTACCGACGTACTGAAGCAGGTCGCGGCGCAGGTTGCCGCGCTTGCCTACCCGAACGGGACCGGCCAGCCGAGCGCTTCAGGTATTCCGGTGCGCGTTTACCCAGGATGGCCAGTGCCGAACGTCTTGGAAACGGACCTTGAGGCCGGCTGGGCGCACATCAGCGTGTATCCGCACGGCAAGGACCGCAAGACCACGCGGAACCTCGGCAGGTACTGGGCGCCGCTGACGGATCCGGTGCACACGGTCGTGATGACGGTATCCGGCTCGGTCGTGACCCTCTCAGGTGGCATTAGTAAGCAGAATCTGCTGATCAACCTCAACGGCACCAGCTATGTCTACGCGATGCAGCTCTCCGATACGCTCACATCGTCCGCCACAGCGCTTGCGTCGATGATTCCCGGCGCCTCTAACGTGGGTCCGGTCATAACGCTCACAGGCGCACACGGTGTCTTCGCTAGAGTCGGCGGTTTCGGTACGGCCTTCAAGGAAACGAAGCGCCAGGAACAGATGGTGCAGATCATCATCTGGGCGAATTCGCCTGATGCGCGCGCCGCTGTCGCCGATCCGCTCGACTCGGCGCTATCCGACGGGACCAACATCTCGTTTGTCGACGGGTCAGCCGGGATAGTGCGCTCCGCCGGATCGCTGATGACTGACCAACTCCAAAAGGCCGACCTCTACCGGATCGACCTGTTCTACATGATCGATTACGCGACAACGCAGACCATGCAGTCCGCGGAAACCATCGCTCCGGTGATGAATATCTTCAACGCCCAGACCGGGCTTCCTGAAATCACTCGAAACCCCTGAGGCCTGACATGGATTCTGAAACCAAGCCGGCGAAGGCGAAGACCTCGCCTTACAAGCTGACCGTCAAGTTCGCCTTTGCCGACTACCAAGTTGGCCAAGAGATCACCGATCCCGATGAAGTCGCTGCCATTCTGGATGGCGAGTGCGCGGGTAAAGTCCTGAAAGTCGCCAACGCCTAACAGGCGAAACCCACACACAAAAAACCGCCCGTTGAGGCGGTTTTTTCATTAGGAGGAAGCCATGCCCATTTACCCGGCAGGCAGCTTGAACACGGCGGCACTTCAGGCCCCGGATCTCTACATTCAGATCGTTCCACCAAAGACCCGCTACATCAACGGCGTGGCGACCGACATTCTCGGTATCGTCGGTGTTGCTGACTGGGGCCCTGTTGGCGCGGCCACGTTGATTGGCTCACCTGGTGATGCCTCGCAGAAGTTCGGCACTCAAGTCGTGCGCAAATACGACTTGTGCACCGCTATTGCCGTGTCGATCCAAGGCGGTGCGTCGAACATTCGCGCCGTGCGCGTTACTGACGGCACCGACACGGCGGCCACGGCCACGCTGAAAGATACTGCAGTAGCTGTCGGCGCAACCCTGACCGCTTTCTACACCGGAGCCTTGGGCAATTCGCTCAGCGCAACGCTGGCGACCGGTTCGGCCGCTTCCAGTTGGAAACTGACCATCTCGCTGCCGGGCGTTGCCCCCGAAGTGTTCGATAACATCACCGGCGCCGGATTGGCACTCTGGACGAACATTGTAAGCGCGGTGAACAACGGCCAGTCTGGTGTGCGCGGGCCTTCGCAGTTGGTAATCGCGACTGTTGGTATCTCGGTGCTGGCTCCGACCGCGCTGACCCAAACGGTCACCTTCGCAACAGGAACTTCCGGCAACACCACTATCACCGACGCGGTACTGGTTGGTGTGGACGGCGTCATCGGCTCTGCCCGCAAGGGTATGTACGCCTTGCGCGGCACCGGTGCGCAGGTGGCGAACCTGGTTGATGTCACAGACAGCACCCAATGGCCGACCATGCTGACCTACGGCCTGTCCGAAGGTTGCTACATGGTCACCCAAGGCGTGGCGGGGGCTTCGTACACCACCGTAGCCACCGCGCTGACCACAGCTGGCTGTGACAGTTACGCGCTGAAGGTGATGTCTGGCGATTGGGTCTATTGGCAGGACCAGGTGAACGGTCAGCAGCGCATGATCGCGCCGGCAACGTTCTCGGCCGCCAAGATCGCTTCGCTGTCGCCCAATCAGAATGCTCTGAACAAGCCGATCACTAACGCGGTATCAACTCAGCGCAACCTGGCTCAGCAGCCGTACAGCATCGCCGAGATCGGCGCGATCAACACCGCGCGCCTGGACGTCATCACCAACCCTTGCCCGGGCGGCAGCTACTTCGGCCACCGGTCAGGCCTGAACTGCTCCAGCAACAGTTCGGTGAACGGCGACAACTACACGCGCATGACCAACTTCATCGCGCTGACCATCGCCGCGAGCTTTGGCAGCACCATCGGCCGGTTGCAGACTCCGGACGTGCGCCGCGAAACGAAGTCCACCATGGAAAGCTTCCTGCAGACGCTGGTGCAGCAGGGAATGATTGGCGACGTCAATGGTGGCCCTGCGTTCTCGGTGCAGATCGACGCAGCCAACAACCCGGATGCACGTGTCGCCCTGGGCTACATGCAGGCTGACGTGCAGGTCAAATACCTGTCTGTGATCCGCTACTTCCTCGTCAACCTCGAAGCCGGTCAATCCGTCTCGATTGTTGCATCCGCCACTCCGCGCTCCTAAGCGCTGAAACCACTTCCAGCCCGGCCTAGCGCCGGGTTTTTCATTTGGAGAACGCCATGCAAGGTGGATACAACACGGGGAAGGATGTCTCGATCGATATCAACACTCCGAACGGCCCGATCCGGCTCCCGAAGATCATGAATTTCGATTCAAAACCGAAAGTCACCAACAACGAGATCACCCCACTCAACGGGCTGACTGATGAGTTGATGATTCCGAAAGGCTGGACCGGAACCTTCGAAGCAGAGCGCGTCGACTCAACCCTCGATGACTGGTGGGCACAGTTCGAAAGCGACTACTACAAC